GTGACAAGTCAGCAGTCTTCTTTACTTTGGGTTCTCTATTTAATACAGACATCGTTATATATATAATTAAGATGTTTTTAAGTGTGTTTAAACTTATATTATTTAAGGCAACTTAAAGTGTTTGAGGCAATAAAAGCGATAAAAAGGGGGTGTGAATGGTGAAGGGTGAATGATGTTTTAAAATCGTTTTGGGGAAGGTAGATTTTGGAAAAAAAAAATCCAAGTCCCATAGAAAAAAAATGTGAAAAGTCCCTTCACACATTCACATCCTTAATAATTGAATTATTGTGATATTTATAGAGTGAATGGTGTGATGATATATGGTGTCATTTATTTAATGTAAATATGTAAAAAAGAAAGTATGGTTTGGTGAATGGAGGTGTGAATGGAGTGTGAAGGCACACCCATCACCCATAGTCCATTCACAGAATTAGGGACAAAAATGCCCTTTTTGAGTGCGGTTGAGGTAAAAACACACGAAATACCTTAATCCAAAGTTAAAAGTGACCGTGACCGTGACCGTCGCCGACTGTGCCTTTAAATTAGTTTTCCAAAATATTATCTCACCTTTAATTATAATGCCCGTAAAAGACATAGATGGAGGTTTAGTATGGCAAGGATTTAGTCCCCGAACTATTACAGATAGATTACCCGTAGAGGAATATGTGAGTGTCCCTTTTCGCTTTGGAGGAAGCAATGTAAGAAGTTACATTCCCCCAGTATTGCCCTCTATTAAGGCATCTACACGACGTATTAAGAAATAAAGGATTATTTAGCAGAATTATTTTATCCCAGTTATATATAAATGAGAACCATTGTATTCAACCAGTCAAACATCATTCAAAACGGTTTTAATAATACACTTGTGTATAACTTCCCCAATTCAGTTGATTTAACGGGTGCTTACCTCGCAGTATCCAATATTTATATGTATTACTCGTGGGATAACATTAACGCCAATTACAGCAATAACACATTTTCTTACAACTGGATTGTTGGTGGTGTTCCCACTACATTCCAAGTTGTTATACCCGATGGTCTGTATGAAATCTCACAAATTAACCACTTCCTACAATACACTTTTATCGCCAACGGGCATTACCTCGTTGATAGTGCGGGACAAAATGTTTATTACGCTGAAATAATTATTAATGCGACCCGATACGCAGTTCAAACCAATACATATGCTGTCCCTACCGCATTACCCGCTGGATGGACTAACCCCGCTGGTCTTGTATTTCCCGCAGTGACTTTTAATCCCATTATCACTTATCCCGCCAAGTTTAATGAAATCGTTGGATACACTGTTGGATTTGCTACCGCACAAAACACGGGTGTAGGAACGACCCTATCATATCTATCAAGCACATCTCCCCAAGTCCAACCCAATAGCAATCTTTTAATTTCGGTATCGGCGATTGATAACAAATACGCCAATCCATCGTCCATCATTTATTCAGTTGCTCCCGCAGTTGGTTTTGGTGCTTTGATTATTGAAAAACCCGCCGAGTTTAACTTTAATAAAATATTAAGCGGAACTTATAACCAGTTGCGATTACAATTCCTAACAAACACGGGCGACCAAATATTCATTCGTGACCCCAATATGACAATTATTATGTTGATTAAGGATGCCGATGATATACTCGTAGATACAGGTGCTACGTCAAATACCCGTCAAAAATTAGAGTATGGAAGCAGTAATATTGGCGGTAATGGAATTGGAGCAAGGCGTTTTTAATGATAAAATTATTTTGTTTGATTAATATATAATATGAATAACGACATCACGGAACAATCCCTTAACAAAATGTGGGAGGATTTTAGCAAGGAGCAGATGCGACTAATGGGCGATATTAAGACGGGAAAGGATGAAGGAGCAGAGAAGGATATTCATAAGCAAATCACGCAGATTAACGCTATTATGATGGGATTGATTAGATTAAGAAACCTTAAAAAGAAAAAGAGCGATAATTTTTAATCTTGTGTATGTATATAAATGCCGAATAGACATATGATATTTAGACCGCATACTATATCGGGCGGACGTGTTATTACCAATAAAGGATGTGGGACTGGTATGGGTTCAGTTTTATTAGATAAGGGTGGTGCTGGGTCGGGGTCATCCTATCATTCAATGGCGGATTATTTAGCAACAACGGGGGGAAGGGGGATGGCGAGTTCCGCCAAAAAAACAGCGGGGTTAGGTTTAGGAGGAGCGATTGAGGATAAATTGTCAAAATTGATGGTGAAACCCGAAATCAAATTAAGGAAACCCAAAAACATCCAATTCACTATGTAATAAGGGGAAACCAAGTTTTCCCCTTTGACCCCATCCTTTTTAATTTAGGAATGTTTTTGCTCCACTTTTCCCAAAAGTGGATTTTTTATAAGTATTTAATGGATTTTTTTATCTCAATCCATTATATAATGAGCGGTGATACTTTGGTATATGATATGTCCTCAATGAGCGAAGGAACTCCTCAAATATTCGTAAAGAAGGATTGGTTGAATATCCTTGATAACCAAAACGGCAACTATAACGGTAATCAGTCTGTCATTGATACCTCCCAGTTGGCGAACAGTAATAAGTATATGAACTATCGTGAAGCATATTTAGCAGTCCCATTGATTTTATCTTGTAGCGATTTAACTGGTGCTGCCCTTGTAGCACCCAACGCTGCCGCCAGCAGTGCTGATATGTTTGTCGGGTTGAAAAATTGGTATGGTTCTATCATCCACTCCTTCACCCTTGACTACAACGGAACTACAATCGTTCAGCAAACTCCCTACGTCGGTTTATGGAATACTTTTAAATTGATGACAACCCTTTCCTTTCAAGATATTATCACCAATGGAGCATCAATGGGTTTTTATCCCGACGATGCTTTGTCTTGGGGTTTCGTCCCAGGTGCTAACGGAACTGCTACGGGTGATGCTTTACTCGGTGTTGGAACTTGTAATAACGTGAATGCTCTTGGTTTTGAAATAGTCAACGCCCAGTATATGGGATACAGATATGGTAATGTTGGATTACAGAAACGCCAAGAATATATCTCATTTGATACCGCTGGTGTAACCGCTGGTTTGGATATCAGTGTTGCTGCCGATATTGTTGGTGTATCTTTATTTGGAACATTATTGGACGCTGCCCGTCTTAACTCCCAATACAAGAATTACATTTCACTTAAAACCGCTGACATCATTCAGTGGTCGGTTATGGCGACAATTCACCTCAAACATATTCACAATTTTTTCCAAAACGTGCCTCTATTAAAAGGTGTGTTTATGAAGATGACCCTCAATTTGAACCAAACTATCGTTACACAAACTGTCGCTGGTGCGGGCGGTGATGATTGGGCGTCCGTTGTAGTGTCTGTGAATAGTCCTCTTGGTGGTGTGTCCCCAATTATGTTGGCGTCATCCACTACAAGGTCGGGAGGTCGTGCCGCCACTGATTACAACGTTGCTGGAAGCATTGTTACCTCCATTGGTGTCGGTCGTCCCCCAGTTACCGCCCAAGCAGCACTTGGTGTGAATACTTTTACCAATTCCATTCAGTTATACGTTCCCGCTTATACTTTTAACCCCGTGTATGAGAGTGCTTACTTGTCATCTCCCGTTAAAAAGGTGGTTTATACCGATATCTACCAGTATCAAGTGTTGAACGTTGGAGCGGGAGTTTCCTTCAATAACTTATTGACTAACGGTATCGCTAATATCAAGAGCGTCCTAATCCTTCCATTTTTCACCCAAGCAGAGAACGCTGGTCTTCTTCCCATTCAATCTCCTTGCGATGATTGCGGTGGTGGAACTACCAGTCCTCTTTGTTTGCTAACGAACTTTAACGTCGTAGTAGCGGGTCAAAATATGATATACAACACACAGCGATTTTCTTACGAGCAGTTCCTCAATCAACTCCAAGGTGTGAATGCTGTCAATGCGGATATGACTGATGGTCTTACTTCATCCCTTGTGGGTAAATTGGACTTTGAGAGCAAATACTGCTACTACTACGTCAATTGCTCTCGTATGTTGCCTGTGGAAGAGAGTGTCCCTAAATCCGTTAGCATTATTGGTCTCAACTCATCCCTCAAAGCAGTTGATTTATACTGCTTCATTGAATACGGAGTGGAGGTTTCTATTGATATATTAACGGGAGCAAGGGTTTAGGCGATTTTGTGCTTTATCTCATAATTCATCAAATCCCATTATTTTTTATCTCATCATAAAATATAATGGATAGTTTTAGAGCAGTCAAAATCGGTGCTTCCCCGAAACAATTATCTAAATTGCGAAACGGACATAAAGTTCGTATTATGAAGGGTGAGGGTGTCAATCTAATCGTTCATCCATCCAAATATAACCATATCACCAAAGCATTTGGAAACGGTAAAGGAGCAATCGTCCAACTGTCCCCCGAAGAACTCGCCGCCAATATGGGTGTAGAAGGTGGGTCAATCTTTGGTAAAAAGGTAGATAGGTTCGCCAAAAAACATCTTGGTAAAAAGGCGGTTAAGGAAATCCATACTGTCGCCAAAGCATTTCAACCATTAGTGAATGAGGGTATTGATGCTCTTGGTATGGTGGCGAGCACCTATGGTGTCCCACCCGAAGCAATTTCTGCCGTATCGGGTGCTGCGAAAGGTTACATTGATAAACCCTCCGCTTACCGTGGTAAAAAAGCAATGGGTTCTTTGGGAAAAGATGCCCTAATGGGTGTCGCCAAGGATAAACTAACCAGTATGGGAACAGATTATTTGAAGACAACCAATCCCGAACTATACGCCCAAGCAAAGGCAATCCAAGACGACTATAAGGCAATTAAGGCAGCATCCAAGGCAATCTCCCAAGACGAACAAGACCGCATTAACCAACGCTTATTCAGCGAGCGTGGATACGGTTTATACGCTGGTTCGGGTAGTGGTCTCTATGCTGGTCGTGGATATGGTATAATGGGTCGTGGTGCTATAATGTCCGTTAGTTCTTCTCATCTACCACCCGCACTTCAATCACAGAACACCAGTGCGAACTTTCATTTTAGCACCCAATTACCTCCGCAGTTTGCTTCCCTTAAATAATACTTTTAGGAAAGTATAGCAAAATTAAAATGTTAAAACTATATATTTATTTTATTTGTATAAATATATAATGCTGACAAGCGACCAATTAGAAGAACTTGCCCCTCGTATGGGTATCCCATTAGTATTTTGCGATTTCAAGAATGAACTACCAAAGAAAATACAAGCGAATAAATCGTATATAATTAATATGGAAAATGAGACTGATATGGACGGGCAATTGAATAGTGGGTCACATTGGACTTGTTTCCAAGTATCAACCTATCCAAACGGCAAAAGTGAAGCGATATACTTTGATAGTTTTGGTGTTGGAGCACCCGAGATAATTAAAAAACGTATTAGGGATAATTTCGGCATTGATATCCCACACACTAATAAAGACATACAATCGCTAATGAGTGATGCTTGTGGATATTATTGTTTAGCGTTTCTTCACTTCATAAATGAATGTCCTCTACGAAGTCGGCATTTACATACGGACGCCAATACATTTATGGAGATGTTTGAGGACTTGAATAAAAGCACGAATTGGAAAAAAAATGAATGGGTATTGAAACACTTTTTTCAATCCAAAGACCCATTACACCGAAAGGCAGTGGATGTGTTGGATGAAAATATGGCGGAAACTGCGAGGAAAATGCGGGAGGGTAGTGATACAACCGCCTTAAATGTGGAGGTCAAATATGTTTAAGGTTTTTATAACTCAAACATCACTCAAACATCACTAAAAATGAGTGTGAATGGTGAATGGTGAATGATGTTTTTTATTCCGCATTAGAAACTAAAAAAATTATTAATAAAAAATTACCCTCCCTAAAACGATTTTAAAACATCATTCACCATTCACCATTCACACATATCCATTGAGGTAAAAAAACACGAAATAAAAAAGGGATGACCCCCGTTGTCATTATTGACTACACGGCGGTTTTACAATCCTTAATGGAAACCCTTAATTATATGATATGATGATATTTATTATTATATTATATTAACTACTTACACTACATACTTACGCATCACGGCAATCGGGGCATCGTTGGTGTTGTTCGCACACACGAATATTACGGCATCCATCGCATACACGTCGGGTTCGTCGGGCACATCCGTTGATACAACATTTTAGTCTTGGTCTTGAATTGAAATCCACATCGCCCAATACTTGTCCGTCTTCCAATCGCACCACAACACGGGATGGGGCGGGGACTAAATTGGTAAATCCATTGTCGGTATTCGCAATAACTTCCAATGGGATTACATCATTAAATCCACGTTCGGCGGCGATTTCCGCTTGTCTTGCTCGGGCAGTTTCACGGTCTTCATCATTTAACACGAACCGTGGTTGGCGTGGTGGTCTTGGTGGTCTTGGTTGGCGTGGTGGTCGTTGAACTGGTTGGGCGACTGGTTCGGCATTAACACGTCTTGCTCGGCGTTCGGCGTGGCGTTCGTTCCTACGGGCAATTGGTGCTAAACGGTCGTTTTCCGCTTTTAATCGGCGATTTTCGGCAAACAAACGGTCATAATCCGCTAATTTTTCGGCATCGGTCATCGGCAATCGCACACCCAATACCATACGTTGGCGACAAATCGGGCAACTGTAATTGTGTGTAACCTCGGTCATATGTGTATGACATTCCGCACACAACTTGTGTCCGCAATCCACCGTTGTATATTCGGTCGGTTCAAAACAAACGGGGCAACCGTCGTGTGATATTTCCTCGGTTTCACTTACGGTATCATTGTCGTCCGTTTGTTCGGCACACAAATAACAACGTCCATTAACTGGTGGTGGGTCATATTCACCATTTGGGTTTTGACGAATTGTCCTACAATAACGGCAACCGTCATCCTCATCGTCCGTTGGTTCGGGTTGTTGTATTTCGTTACCGTCGTCATCAACGGGCAACGCACCACAATCGGGGCAAACCATCACACCATCCAAACCAACATATCCACACGACGCACATTCGT